CCCTACGAATTTAATCTTTGGCTTCATCATCACCTTGTATGAACCGGCATATCGTTTTCAATATACCTTTTCTCATTACACCCTTTTCCATAACACCATTTTTGCTTCATGCTATAAAGCATTAACCAATGCGTATGTGTACATTTCATAACAAATCCTTATATACCTCGAAAAACAGCCATGACGCAACGATATACCCAACCCCTAGCCAAACTATTACTTCAATCATTTTTAAGCTCCTCTTCCACTCTCATGTCTAAATAACGCCCCAATGTATCTATTGCCTCTTCCACATCTCGTTCTTCATCCTTTGCACCCCTGTTTCCTGCACAAAGTAACTTTTTTACCGCATGTTGAATACATGGGTCTGTCACGTTAAACAATTCCAACACACGATACACATCAACCGCATCTAAATGTCTTACATCTTTGTAGTAATGTTTATATTTAATCATTATCCCACGCCCATGCTAACCTACACCCATCACCGCACCATCTAGGTACAGTAACACTCCCATCAAACATTATAGGTTCTACATCTAACCCACAAGTTAAACAAGCCCCATCCCCGTTAATATTAATCTTAATTGCCTTGTTGTGTATATTCATTAGCAATTTTTCTAAAATCCCTTCTTCAATCAAATCCGATTTGTCCAAATCATCCATTACTCTTTCCATTCGTTCCACAAAACAATAATAAAAATAATAACACAAACACTATACGGTATTACTGCTAACGCATCACCCATAACAATATCCCAAATAACGCTATAAACATCCCTATCAAAAAAGCCACAGGCATTAAGTACCATTCACACATTCTTCTTTTCATCAATAACCTCAATAACACCTTTTCTACGTTGTTGAAACTTTCCTTCATGCAATGTAACTTTTCCATCCACCTTTATTGCAACAGCACTTATTCCAAATTGTTTTTGTACCATCCTTAACAACTCATTAATCTCATCCATCCTGAATACCATACCAATGACATACCTACCACCCCCCTTCTTAAGAAAGGGGGTAGGGTAGGTATATTCCAGATCATTCCACCATATACCCTGCTATACCTTAGGTATTTTAGTGGTAGGTATATGCTATACAAGCCACCAATAATTGCCATTATTTCCTATAAGCTTTTGTTTTAATAGGGAGTTTTTACAACGACCAAAGTCTTTTGATACGTTTTCAGCACCCTTAAATACCTCTTTAATAAAGGGATACCACTCATCATAATGGACAGTGGTATGGTATCCACCATTATCATCCATAACGCAGTCTTTTTTACCATTAATCTCCAATGTTTCGATTAGAGAATCAATTGTTTTTTGCTGATTTTCTGTTAATTCTTTTTCTTTTTTAGTCACACCTTCATATTCTAAATAAACAGAAGTAATTTGTTTATCTTCATCAGCGTCATAAAACATTTCTCCATCAAGATCAACTTCTTTAATAGTAAAGTTCATGTCACTACCAGCTCCAAAATCTTTAGACTTGGTGCAAGCGAATTTAACAACATCTTTACCATCTTTGGTTACACAAAACTCTGCGTCCATAGCCGCTTTTATAGATGATGAACCCCTAGAACGACCCTTGTCGCCATGACCACTATGATGAACAGTAATAATAGCGGCATTAAGCTTACGAGCAAGTAGCTCAATAGACTTAAAATACATAGCCATATCTTCACTAGAGTTTTCATCACCAACCATATTCCTGTGCAAAGTATCAATAATAATAATATCGGGAGCAAAATCCATATCCTCTACAAGTTTACAGATGTTTTCAGCTTCACGAGCATCAAGTAAATTAATGGAGCGTCTGCTAAAACGTATTCTATCGCCATTAATAGTGCTTCCATTGTACTTCTTCATTAACGCTTTAAATCTAAAAGTAGCACCACGCAAGCCTTCACCCATGATAACTAAAGTATTTAATTTATCTTTTATCTTATGCCCATGCCAATCTTTACCAATAGCACCGCAAAAAGCCCAATCCATAGCGAATAAAGATTTTCCTGCACCTGACTCCCCAAAAAGAAGATTCATTGAGCCACGCTCCAGCAATCCCTTAATTAACCATTGTGGAGTAGTAACATTAGCCATCATCTCTGTTAATGATACAAATAAACCCTCATGTTTTATTTTTCCAAAAACAATGTCACGAACAGCATCTATACCCTGTTGCTTCATGACATCATTAAAATCGCCATGAATGTCAGGATAAACAACATCAACACCGCATAGATTTGCTTTATCAATACCAATACCGCTAACATCATTGTCAGCGCAAATAACAATACGTTTCTTATCGTATTGTATTTTTAACATGTCAGTAACAGCTTTAAGATTTCCTGCGTTAAATGCTATACAAACAGCTAAATTAGTAGCTTGGTATAAACTATCTGCGGTTGCAAAACCCTCTGCTATTAATAATGTTTCACTGGCAATAGGATCGCCTATCCAACAATGACCGCCCTGCATTTTACCGCCAGCATGGAATCTTTTAGCTCCATCACTAAAGATAGATTGCAATGACTGTATGTTTCCTAACTCATCATAAACAGGTATTAAAAGCTTACCGCCAAACACTTTTGCCATGTTTGGATTAATGCCTTTATCAGTTAAGTAATCATGCTCCTTAACAACAACTGCCGCATCAAATAATGATTTTGCTTCTCTAGCGGCAACTGCATAATCTTCATCACGTTGCAGTGTTGCTTTGCGTTTAGCTTCCTCAAACTGTTGACGCATTGCCTCCTGCTCAATAATACTTGGCATATAATCTCTATGCGCTTGCCACTGGTGTTGCTCTCCACTGCGCCAACATCCAAATACTGCACCTTTCCCATCGTCAAAAACTAATACCCATCCAGACCTATCAGATTGCTTATTGTTAGTCGAAAACCGAGTAACTTTACCAATACCAATATGGTGTGGAGGCGTATAGCCTACCGCTTTTATTGCGTCATTAAGTTCATTTAGCATTGAAATAGTCACTTAAAATTTTGACTAAATCATAAGGTACACGTTTCAATTTTTGATTAGCAAACTTCCATAAAATATTGTAATTAACATCAATAGCAATACTAACTGCTGTTAAATTCATGGGTTTTAATTTATTGATTATTTCATCTGGTGTGAGCATAGTTTTTCCTTTTTAAAAAATATTTTTGTTTAGGTGTTGCAATTTTAATTTATATCAGTAAAATAAGCAACTCGAAAAGAAAGAAATTTTAACCTCAATGTAGGAGTAGTAAAAAATGAGTGTATTAAGCTCAATAGCAAAACCAACTGATCGTTCGATCATTTGCACAATTACAGGTGATGCAGGATTAGGCAAAACCAGCCTTGCAAGCACCTTTCCTAAGCCAATATTTATTCGTGCTGAAGATGGTTTACAAGCCGTTCCTGAAGCTACCCGTCCTGATGCTTTTCCAATCTTATCTACGGTTGATAATTTGTGGGAACAGCTTACAGCATTAATTAAGGATGACCATGATTATAAAACATTGGTTATTGATAGTATCACTCAGCTTGATAATTTGTTCACAAATTATATTGTTGATACTGATCCTAAAAAACCCAGAACAATTGCCCAAGCACTTGGCGGTTATGGTGCTGGTTTCCAAGCAATATCTTCATTACATGGCAGAGTTCGTAAAGCGGCTGGTATCTTAAATGAAGTAAAAGGCATGAACATTGTGTTTATAGCACATTCAGAAACAGAAACAATCGAGTTACCTGACCAAGACCCATACACACGCTATAACATTCGTATGCAGAAGAAAAGCGTTTCTCATTATACCGATAATGTTGACCTGGTCGGTTATCTTAAGCTTGAAACCCATACTATGGGCGATGGCGAACGCAAAAAAGCAATAAGCGATGGAACAAGAATACTGGTAACATACGCCTCCGCATCAAATGTTAGTAAAAATAGATACGGCATAAATAATGATCTAGTTGTAGTGGCTGGTCAAAATCCTTTAATTAATTTAATTCCTAGCATCGGAGCATAAAATGAGTAACTTTTGGGTAACATCTGATAACAAAACTATTGAAGCAACTGGCGAATTTACTTCAGGTGGCGGCAAAATTGAGAACATTCCTGACGATACAACATGCCTAGCATTGATAGATGAAGCTGGTATTGCTGAATATGATGGTGCTGAATATGTAAATCTGCGTTGGACAGTTTTAGAGCCTGTTGCATACAAAGGTAGAAAGATATTCCATAAAGTTCGTGTATTTGATGCTGATATTGCTAAAGCAGATAAAGCAAAGAAAATGTTGATGGCTATTGACACCAATTGTGGCGGTAAATTAGCTGAAAGTCAGGAAGCTCCAAATGATAATTCTATGGCAAAAGCATTACTTAATAAACCAATGTTAATAAAAGTAATGATTTGGGAGTTAAATGGACGTTCTGGTAATTGGATAGCTTCTGTATCTCCTAGAAAAGGCGGAACAGCTACACCAGAACCAGTTGTAGTTGATGAAGGTCTACACGATGATGTACCCTGGTAAATAAATCCCATGCACAAGGATGTGCGTTTTTAACTATAAATATAAGGCAAATAAAATGAAAGCAACAACTTTAAATAGATTAACACAAAAACAAGTTTGGGAAATTTCAAAAAACATTGAAGCAGATATCGAGTTATATACAAACACTGAATATAGCTTTATAGCAGAAGAAATGAACAAAATATTTGATTATGAAATTACTATTCATAACATAAAGCACATTAAAGAAGTTACTGGTTTAAAGATTGGCAGACCACGCAATATCCCAGCTTCAACAGCGCAAGAAGATATTAAATATATTGCAAATCTTCTTCTTAATACTCAAAAATGGATAGGTGATGAAGTATTGCTTTCTATTATTAATAAGAAATAAGGAATAACAATGGAACAACAACGTACACCTGAATGGTTAGAAAAACGCAAAGGCAGGATAACTGGAAGTAGTGTTGGCGCAATACTAGGACTATCACCATTTATGAAGCGCAAAGATGTAATGCGTAACATGGTAAGGGAATATCACGGCTATCCTAGTGAATTTACGGGCAATATAGCTACCAACTATGGTACGCATAACGAACCTATTGCATTAGCTGATTATGAGTTGAAGTACAATACAAAAATAGAATTGACTGGCTTCCATACTTTTGAAGATTGGCTTGGAGCATCACCAGATGGATTAATAGGTGATGATGGTTTAATTGAGATTAAATGCCCTTATAGTTTGCGTGATAAAACACCAGTAGAATTTAAATCTATAGACTACCAGACGCATTACTGGTTACAGATACAAATCCAATTATTTGTTACTGGCAGGGGATGGTGTCATTTTTATCAATGGTCAGCTCATGGAGAAATGCACGAAACAGTTTGGTTTAATCCTTTAGCTATTGATAAATATTTACCGGAACTACGAGCATTTTATGAAGAATATCTTATAGAGCGTGAACAACCAAACTGTATGAAGTATCTGGAAGAGAAGCGTCAGCAACTTCAATGTGAAGCAATGTTGGAATTGTATCTTGCGGCTACTGAAGAAATTAAGAAACTGGAAGCAACACGCAAAGATATATTGGCTGAGATAGTTACCCTTGCTGGCGGTAAAGATAGTGAAATTGCTGGACACAAGCTAACACAAGTACACCGTGACGGATCTATATCCTACGCTAAAGCAATAAAAGAGTTATTGCCTGATGCTGATCTTACTGACTACACTGGTGATCCAGTCAGTTATTGGAGGTTGTCTTGAATCATAATTGGCAATTATCAAGAATAGGAAAAGAATATAGTTTTTGTGCAGCTCATAAACTACCAATGGTTGATGAGTTGCACCCTTGTTATAGATTGCATGGGCATAATTATATTGTTGAAATAGAAATTCGAGGTGAAATAGCACCAAATGGATTTTGTAATGGGGTTGATTTTAATACTATAGATAAAGAAATGAAGCCTTTAATTGAAAAACTAGACCATCAATATTTAAATGATTTTATTGATAATCCAACTGCTGAAAATATAGCTAAATGGTTTTTGGATAACATAAAAACAAAAATATATTACAGTGTTAAAGTTTGGGAAACACCTAAATGTTGGGCAATTGTTATAGCTAATGAAGGATTATTTAAAAAGGTTCATAGGGAATGATTCATTATCATGGATTGCCTATAACGCCAGAAACTTGTGCTATAAAAGCATTAAAAGGTAGACATGGTTTTGTAAGTTTTGCACATTTTGAACAAATAAAATTAGCTTCTCATTATTGCCAATCATTTTCTATTGACAATGGCGCATTTAGTTTTTGGAAAGCAAATAAAAAAACAGACTGGGATAAATATTATGAATTTGTTTCTAAATGGAAAAATCATCCAGCATTTGATTTTGCTGTTATTCCTGATGTTATAGAAGGAACTGAAGAAGAAAACGATGCTTTGTTAAAAGAATGGTCTTTTCAAAAACATCAAGGATTGGCTGTGTGGCATACAAATGAATCTATTGATAGATTAATACGTTTAGCTAATGAATTTCCTTATGTTGGCATTGGTTCTTCAGGTGAATATGACGCAAGCAAAGTTCAAAAATTATTAGATAGAATGAAAAGTGTATTGCCACATATTTTAGATAGTAAACAAATGCCAATTTGTAAATTACATGGATTAAGGATGTTAAATCCAAAAATATTTAGTCAGCTCCCATTATCATCTGCCGATAGCACAAATGTAGCTAGAAATATTGGCATAGACTTAAAATGGAAAGGGACATATCAACCAGTAAGCAAAGAAACAAGGGCGTCAATTTTAGTTGAGCGTATTGAATCAGTTAATGGAGCATCATTTTTAGATTTAAGTAATTCAAATATTGATTTATTTGAGGTTAGTGAATGAAACTCCGCCCATACCAATCTCAAGCGCATAATGCTGCAATAGAATAAAGCAACTCTATTTAATGTTTATTATTCATGTATAATGTACCTGTATTCATAATTTTTAATATAGGTATATTTAACATCATGGGAAAACCAAGAATAGATTTAACTCATCAAGTATTTGAAAGATTAACTGTTGTATCAGTATGTGCTAACAAAAATACATACGATAGCAGGACAGGTCTTTTTTGGAATTGTAAATGCAGTTGTGGAAAAGATTTTATAGCTTATGGAGTTAACTTAAGAAAAGGAAGAACAGAATCTTGTGGGTGTTTATGGAATGAAAGAAAATCCAAAGGAATGGCATTAATGAGATTGAAGAAATCTGGAACAATAGAAGAAAGATTTTTATCAAGATTTAAAGTAAATGAAGTTACTGAATGTTGGGATTGGACAGCACAAAGAGATAAAGATGGTTATGGATTTTTACCAAGTTTAAATGGATCAATAAGAGCGCATAGGTTTTCATATAAATATCATTATGAAGTTAATCCAGATAAATTATTTGTCTGCCATAAATGCGATAATCCTGGTTGCGTAAATCCAGATCATTTATTTTTAGGAACTTGCCAAGAAAACATTACAGATATGCTTAATAAAAAAAGAGATGCAATGATTGGATCAAGAAATAATAAAGCAAAATTAAATGAAGATGATGCTAAATTTATTTTAAATAGTTGTTCTTCTACTGCTCAATTAATGGAAAAATTTAATGTTTCAAAATCAACAATAAATAGATTAAGAAGTGGAGAAACATGGAAACACATACAAAGACAAAATTAAGAGATTACCAAAACCAAGCTGTAAATGATGCTTTTGAACATATAAAAATATCAACTGAACCTTGTTTAATTGAAGCATTTACGGCAGCAGGAAAGTCATTAATAGTTGCAGAACTTGCTAGAAAAATACATGAGTTTAGCGGTAAAAAAGTTTTATGTTTGCAACCATCAAAAGAGCTGTGCCAACAAAACATTGAAAAATATTTAGCAACTGGTAATCAATGTTCAATATTTAGCGCATCACTTGGAACTAAGTGCATAAAGCATAATGTAGTGTATGGAACGCCAAAAACAGTAGCTAATAAAATACATAGGTTTGGCAATCAGTTTAGCGCAATAATACTTGATGAGGCTCACGAATCACTGACACCAACCATATTTAATATTATTGATACTATAAAAAAACATAATCCTAATTTAAGGGTTATTGGATTAACCAGCACTCCTTTTAAATTAGGACTTGGATATATCTATAAGATTGATTTAAACGACAAACCAATGCCAGAAGATATTGCAAAGAATCCTTATTTCTATAAATTAATATGCCAAATATCAGGCAGATATTTATTGGAGCATGGATACATCACAAAACCTGTAATTGGCGCAATAAATTCCATGTCTTATGATACGTCAGGGTTAAAGTTAAATAGCTTTGGTAAATTTGATGATAAAACAATTGATGCTGCTTTTGTTGGTCACGGCAGAAAAACATCGTTAATTGTTTCTGATGTTGTAACTCAATCTGTAAACAGAAAAAGCATTATGTTTTTTGGTGCAACAATCAAGCATTGTGAAGAAATACTTGCATCATTACCGCTTGGTTTGTCCGCTATGATTACAGGCAAAACAAACAAAAAAGAACGTGAGCAAATAATTTTAGATTTTAAAGCACAAAACATTAAATATTTGGTGTCTGTGGATACGCTAACCACTGGCTTTGATTGCACGTCTGTAGATGTTATAGCTTTACTAAGAAAAACCGAGTCTAGTGCGCTTCTTGGGCAGATTATAGGCAGGTCTGTAAGAATACATGAAGGTAAAAAAGATGCTTTGATTTTAGATTACGCCCAAAACATTGATATGCACTTTCCAGATGGTGATTTATTTAATCCAGAGATTAAATCTGTTTTTAAATCTGAAGGAGAATTGTCGCCAATTATTTCTGAATGTCCTGAATGTAAATGCACAAATGAGTTTTCTGCTAAAAAAAATGATGAAAAATTT